TACGAAACGTCCTCCAACTTTCTTGCGGAGTTCAATAGTGTAGATACCGTAGTCCTGTCCTGCAGCAGTAGAGGTTTCAGGAACCACAATTGGGAAGCCATATTGATTGTAAGCCCCCTGTGTAATGAACCCAGACTTCTCCAAGCCCTTAGCAACAGTCAATGAACCCTTTTTATCCGAAGGGTTTACGTCAGTGAAAGAAACACCGTCGTTTGCGCTGATATGCACATCAGAGTTGACATCTTTTGCTGCAACGACTACTTCTAATGAAGTAGCACTAGCTGCATTCAAAGTAACATTGCCAAACTCAGTGAACTCAGAACGATCCGTGAATGCGGTGACGAGCTTTGCGAGAGTCTCACCGGAGTATGTCTCAGAGTCATTGATACCCTGACCGTCCCGGCGCTCTAAACGCAAGAAGAACATACCGCCAACTTTAACAGCATTGGTATAATTCAACGTGTAAGTAGCAGAAGTACCTGCACTTGGGATAGAATAGTGTGATGCAATAATGTCCCCGAGCTTGAACTCAGACGTAGACATTACAGAAACAGTGCCATCTGACATAGTTGTCGCGGCACTAAGCTTGATAAGCTGATTTGCGGTAGTGTTTGTAAGGTTACCAGCAGCAAAAGCGCCATCACGCTGAACCGCTAAACGATTCGTTGCAGCAGCATTAGCAATACTTGTGGCTGTTGCACCAGCCTGATCAGCCATATCGCTATCAAGAGCTTCAATGACTAGTGTAGAAATGAGATTATTCATTACTCGGATTGTTGTTGTTCAATAGAAGTAGTCTGGTATCGTGGCGACTCAATGGCCTCGATGATGCTTTTCACCGCTAGATCAACAATCTCGTGGTGCGTGTGCTCTGCTAGCTCGCAATTTACGCTTGTTGCGAGTGTAATGTCAACCGGCTCACGCAGGTAATCAAGGTGCAGTGTTTTTAATATAAACCTTTCTTTATTCTGAAAGACCCGAACCTCGTCATCATAAATCACTGCAATAGGAAATTCGTGCTTGGTTTTACCGAATGGATTCTGCTGAAGAGCATATACTTTGTCCTGCTCAACAATCCGTACCTCCCGTGTAATCTCCGGGTCGTCATCATTAGTAGTCGAGCCATAGTAATCCACATGCATTGATACACGTGCATTAATCAAGAACATGTAATCGATAGGCAAATCGAAATCAATGAAGTCAACCGTATTATTAGGATTGACGCCATCAGTGTAGTCAACGGTAATCAGCATACGGAGGTCATCCATACGCTTAACATTACCCTCAAACCCAATCTTCTTAGGGTCTGTACGTTCAAAGAGACGGTGTTTAATATAACGCTCCTGTGCCCGGTTCAACCAAAAGTCGATCTCCTCAGGTAAGAAGTAGTCGTAGACCGAGGAACCTACCTTTTGTAGGCCCTGGTCTACGGCATAGTGCATCTCTTGAACGGTCATATCATGCGAAAGCCTTTAGCTTGGCTTTAACTGCCGTCAATACGTTTGAGTTTTTCTTGTCTTTCAGGAAGAGAACGGCTTCTTCCATCGAGTTTCCTAAGGTGATATCACCATCTAGAATACTGTTGCCAACTCGACGAAGGGCCTCTGCACTCAACGCTTCATTGATAAGCGCGGTCAGTTCTAAGTTTTTGTCCTTGCAAATATCGAGGAAGTACAGTGGATTGTCCTCCTGCAGCTCTTCTAATTGCAAGTCCTTCTCGTCCTTAGTCATAGTCTTGGGATTGTACCCATAAACATGCAGGACCATATTCATACGGTCTTCGTTGTCAGACAGCTTAATGTACTCCTTGTATGCGTCCTTACGCACCACTAAGTTTGCACTGGCTTCTTTCAACTCTTTACGCGTATCGCTAATATAGTATTGGATGCGCTTACTTGCAGTCAATTCAGCCTCGTCTTGGACTACAAAGGGGTGAGCTAAGGCAAACTTGTATTTGATATAGTCGATGACATTCAAAGGATGCCCCTCGTCATCAAGTCCAATTTCTAAGTCAAGGCCGCCCATAGGCACCTCAATGTTCAAATTCAAGTAGTACTCCCGGCACTTACGGCTAAACTCCGTGTCTGTAGGACTAATGCCAAGGATTTCCGGCAGATATTGTTTCTGCTCTGCAAATGTTAGCCCGCGAATAATATCGCCACCGGCTGTAAAAACGGAACCCAGCTTACGCTTGGATTCATTGTACACCTCCGTTGGGAGGTTGGTCGCATTAGGGCGACGATTGATTGTAATGAGATGTGAAGACATGATCTATTTTATCTAATGATTTTCTACTATAAGAGAAAGGGGGAGGCCACACACCTCCCCCCATCTTAACCAAAACCTGCTTACGACTTAACGCAGTCGAGAAGCAAGCAGTTCGTAGCGCGGCGGATTGCCACACCACACTCCTTCATGAAGTGAACAGATGAACCATCCACGTCAGTCGCACGAAGAGCGTTACCGCCGAAGCCAGGAGGCACAGTTGCACCAGCCACAGCCCAACGGATAAGCTCACGGCCCTTACGAGAGATGTACTGAACGTTAGCCTCACCATCGTAGGTGCTCATATCGAGGAAGCACATACGGTAAGACTCGAGCGGCAAACCAGTCACTGGGTGACGATCGCTGTTCATAGCCTTCGCTCCGTGGTCAAACAGAGGCAAGTGGCGAACAGTGATGGTATGCCCATCGATGTGCTGGTAAGAAGTGAAGTAACCACCCAACTGGAGGTTGCTACCGCTACCGCTGATGAAGCTAGCAGGGTCAGTGTTCTTGATGTAAGTACCTGAAGAGATTTCAGACTTCATAGCATTGTCGAACTCTTCCATACCACCGATACCGGTGAAGAGGACGATGTTCATCTGCTGAGCGTCAGTAGCGCCATAGAGAGCGTCACGGACAACAGACTTAATCTTTGCAGTCGTCAATTCAGAGTACGTATCAACGTTCGGAATCTGCTCGAACACACCGGAGCCGAGAGTAATCGGCTTACCGTTGTCGTCCTTAAGGTGGATGAGACCATTAGCATCCCGGTTGTACTGGCTGTACCACAAAGCGTATTCAGTCTCCTCCTTCCAACGGAGCATGTGCTGATACTCTTCAAAGTCATACCAGAGATTAGTAGAACGACCACCAACATTGAACTCGAAGTTCACCACACGGTCAGGCATGTTGCCTTCGTATGCGTAAGACTTACGAATCAAGCTGATTTGGTTGCGCATCTTGGACGGAGCGACCCAGTGGCTCTCGTTTCCGCGTGATCCGCTCATTGCAGCAGGTGCGTACAACTGAACGAACAACTTGTTTTGGAAAGCAGTACCAGAGGAATCACCAACACCATCAGAGTTCACGAACTGACAGCTGTACTCATAGCCGCTTGCCACAGGAGTGGGATCGTCCATGATACGGAGCTGTGTTCCGTCGGGAGCTTCGATGATGTACTGGCGGACAAACCAACGCTCATTAAACGTCAGCTTAACTCGGGTGTGGTTTGTGCCAGTACCCGATTGAGCAAGACACTCAAGTGCCTTATTCATACGGCCCATCACTGGGTAATCATACTCAACGTCGTTGATGTACTTAGTTGCACCCATACCTTCAGTCAAGTAAGAAAGCGGGAAACGCTTGTCTTCCTGGCCGGAGAGGTGGGTAATTACAGGAGAAAGCACGTCCGGTTGCGTGAGGAGAGCAGCAGCGAGGCTATTCTCATCAGTCATGGACGAGCTGTTGAAGGTGTCTTCGTAAAGACGTAGCTTCTTGATGTTGTCAGCAGACATGATTCAAGGGTTTGTATTAAAGGTTATAAAAGATCTTTCAATGATGGAAGTTTCTTTGGTGCCTTGTAGGACGTTTGACCGCCCTTCATCCGCTGGTTAGCGGGTTTCTTCTGCTGCAACTTTTGCTTAAGGTTCTGGGCCTTCTTGGTATTCTGGGTATTACTAACGAGTTTGTTGAGGTCGAACTTCTTCCACAACAGATACTCCATGGCTACCTGGGTTTCCAGGTCCATTGCTTCTCTATCTACAAGACGCTGAGTGCGTCCTTGGTTGTCAACTGCGTCGCTCATCCACGAGAAAAACTTCTTGCGGTCAGCGTTCGGAATTTGGAAGCCACGAACAGTTCCACGCTCAATGGTATCTTGGATTGCTCCCCATTGTTGCTGAACTTGTTTTTGCTGCGCTTCTGCTTGCTGACGTTGTTGTTCCACAAGCTCCTTAGCTTCTTTCTCTTGAGCGACTTTCAAACGGCCTAAGCTGCGATTAGCTTGGTTCAGAAGAATGCCTGCTTCAACGTACTCTTGAATTGTTTCAGACACTTCATCCGGTTGATACCCCTGACGCGTCAAAAACTCTTGTACAACCATACGTTGCATGCTGACATCCTCATCGCTCAACTCAATAGCTCCATAGTCCACGTTTGGACTTGTAGCTTGGAAGTACTTTTTTGGATCTCCGCCATTATAACGGAACTGTAAGTACTCCTCTACATCAGGGAACTGCGAAAACACAGTATCCAGCTGCTCTTTTGCAATTTCGTTTGCTACTGACTGAGTAAAGTTCACGACACCATCGTAGTCCTCACTGAACTCTCCGGCGATTTCGTAACCCATCTTCTCGCGCAAAATGTCAATTACCCCCGGCTCTTCCGTTTCTTCTTCAGTGCTAGAAACAGGCTCGGGCGTTTCTTCTGCCTCAGTAGACGCTGCAGGGGTATCCTGCGGCTCCTCCACTTCAGCCTGTGGTACGTCCTCCACTTCTTCATTCTGAACTTCAGTTGATTGTTCTACTTCTTCTGCCTCCGGTTGTGGGATGCTAGAAGGTGCGTCGTCATTCAGCAGGTTTGCCACGCTGACTTGACTTAGATCTAATGATTTTTCTTCTGTCATTGCTACAAAAGTATTTGATATACCGAATTATATGACGGATTCTACCGTCACTCTGTTTGATTTATTATTATGAACTTTTTTGCCGTTGTAGCTCTACTTTTTGTTTTTCAACATCTAGTCGTGCCCGGTCAATCTCGTCCTTTCGCCCATTTCCATCGGCGTCAGAAGTAATTTTAGTAGCCAAGTCCATCTTCTTTAATTCAAGCTGCAGGCTACGGTCCTTCTGCTTTTCACCGGCTTCGAAGTCCTGTTTTTGCTGGGCCATTTGCTGCTGTGCTTGAATTTGCGCCTGCGCTTGCTGTTGCTGTGCCTGAGTTTGCTGCTGCTGCATCTCTTTCTGCTTCTGATCCACCTCTGCCAGCAAGGATTTAATCTTACTGAAGTTATTGCTATCAAGAATTTCAGCGATTGTACCTGGCTGCTGCCCATTTTGAGCCATAGCTTGTGCAAGACCCTTGAGCTGCTGGAGCTTGTCTTGCTCCCGGCTGTTGTTCTTGACAAACACGCCATACTCAGCCTCTTGGTACTCGTCTGGGTCAATAGATAGAAGTGCTGTACGCAAATCGCTTGTCACATACGTCATCTTCTTGCCTTCGCGCCACGCAATCTTGCTGGTATCAAGCAATCCTAAGTATTCGCGCTCAATAAAGTTCTCGAATCGGCGGAACAGCTCCTCTGAAATAACAGATGACTGGAAAATAGCGCGTTCAGTAACACCAACACCGTCAGATGTCTTGACTTGACCCTTACGCTGACGGCTGACCCCAATCATTTCTTCCCACTCAGACTTAATTGCTTGCAAAAGCTGGAATTGCGCCGCGATATACTGACCAAGCGACATATCAAGTACCTGATACTGGTTGAACGTCACGCGTTCATTGTTCTTACCCTCTGCCGTTGAGTCAATGAATGCAAATCCCATAGCATCTGCGTAGTACATGAACTTCTCCTCGTCCCAACCATGACGCTTTGGGATGGTATTCATCTCCATAAGCATAATCTTGTCCTTGTTCTTGGCAATAGACAGCTCTAAGCGGTAATGGAAAACGTTATACAGCACCTGGTATGGTAAGCCCATGCTAATAACACTGATGTTGTCGCTATGCCGGTTACTGTACACACGACCATTGTACGGCAGCTTACAGACAGACACGTTGTTCATCTCATTACGCTGCACCGGATGCGGTTGAGCAGTAACATAGATATCCTTGTCAATCTGATACCCCTCCCACACTTCGTTAACCCAGTAGTAGGTGATTTCCTCACCATCCGACTTCTTGTAGCTTTCATCTACAACAATCTCCTGCTCCTGGCCCAGCTCATCAGTAAACGTAAGAATACCTACACGACTGAAAGACTTCCAGCATACGTGTAACACCTCAACCATGCGGTCGGACTCGTCATCCTCAGGCTTATTGATAAACATGCTCTGAACTCCACCATAACCATCACGCGATTTAGCGGTAGGCATTTCCAGTTGATCAATGTCTTTAGAAGAAAGCACATCATAGAAACGATCGACTACCTGGTTGATGCTCATAATCTGCCGGCGAACTACCCAGTCCGCATCTTCAATGAACTCGGTGTCTGGCCCCTTCTCATAGTCAATGTCCAAAGGAGAAACCACATCAAACTCCACATCATTCATGCAGACATCCTTGTAGGTGTAGCACTCCCCCGCCACTAGCCAATCAAAGAATAACCTCTGTGACTTATCCTCGAAGTTGAGCCAGTCAAAGAGGTAATTCAATACTTCTTGTCCAATCATTGCTCGGCTGTCCCGGTAGCCCGTCATAACCTGCTCCATATACTCTTCGGGAGCTGGCATCTCTTCGGATGGTAGACCGGTCTCTAACCCCTGTGCATTCGCTTCGTTGATGAACAGCTGCTCAAGATACTCCCGGTATTGTTCCGACCGGTACTTATCAAAGCGCGATTCGATATCAGCATTCCGTACAACCACCTGGTATGACATAGGACGCTTGGCCTTTTCTCCCAAAAGCAAGTCTACAATAGGCTTCAGTACATTGTAGTTACGCAGACGTGCAGGAAAGTTCTTCTTTGACCACGCCTCACTGTTATAAGGATTGGTGACGTAGTTGTAGTCAGCCTCACGGATATTGCCGTTATAGGCTTCGTAATAAGTCTGAAGCGTATGTTTCGTGCTCGTGCTGAAAGACGAACGGTTAATGAATGCACGAATGCACTCCTTAGCCCATTCTTTTGTCTTCCTAGACCGCGCGATTTTTTGTTTTGGAATTTGGTACATCCGAATGCGATTTATGAGAAGAAGGCTCGATCAAAAAAAGTATCACTGCTGGCTTGCTCTACAACCTGTACTTCTTTAGTATGCAAGTCCTTAAGGTGGAACATGCCTACCATTAGTGCTGAGACGCGGTCAAAGTTGCCACGGCGATTGTACTTTACTAGCTCATCTATTAGTGCAATATCATATATTTGATGCAAATTGAGCTTTACTTCGCCTGCCTCATTGCGTCCACGTGGAGTTTTGAGCCAGTCTCGTAGGTATATCTCTGCCTGACCTTTACGTTCTTTACTACCCATGCTCATACCGTAACTACGGCCCAGCTTGCGTATACGAACATTGTCAGTCTTGTCAAAGATTTCTACTTCCGGTAGGAGCTGCTGCATAAGCTTGTGACGCTTAGCATAAGGAATAATTTCCCCCCGGTCATTCTCAAATCCTATACGAGCATTAAAGTACTTTGACAACAAAAATAGTGTATTGTTGTATTCATCCTGCGTATCCGGCCTACCGATATACGAAGCCACAATCATATCGTCCGGTTGACTGATGCTATTAACACGCTTTATTACATACGCTGCGCCCAGTGATTGCCCGCGCCCATCTTGTGCGTAGGGGTCATGTGCAATGATGTACAAGTCACGCGGTACTTCACCATTCTCTTTATAGGGAGACTGGTAAACAACTACACAACCTGTGGTATCATCACCTCGTTGCGTAGGAAATTTAGTTACAGGTCTAAGCCTGTCGTCCGGCTTGAGCTTTACCCCTGACTTGGTCTCTACCAAATGTCCAGCTACTGCTAAGGACTTAAACATACCGCTGCGCATCAACTCATTCCGCCACTCCATAAGGGTTGCGGTCGGGAAGATGTTGCTTGTATGCTGTAAGAAAGCTTCTTTAGGCGTAAATGGATACTCAGTGATGTGTTTATCCAACACGCCGGCATCCTTTGCGTCACGTTTGATTTGCTCACGTGTAGCTTCTTCGGACTGACGCGCTCCAGCTACATCGCTGTTACCGTCATGATCCATGTGCCCAATCTTATTGATATACGATGGGAAGAAGTACCCACAAGTGGTATGGTCTGCTCCCTCGTCCCAGATATTGGTAATCGGTAGAAGGTTGTATGCCTCAGGGTTATAGAACATACTCTCGAAGTCTATCGTACCCCCAGCCATATCACCACCCGTACCGAAAAGAATCATCTGCCCCGTGGTGATACCCCCGTCCTCTACAGTAGGCTTGGTAGCCAGGTACGACGCTTTGAGATTGTCAAAGGCACCGCACTCTTCAAAAATGACAATGGAGGCATCTTTACCACGAGCAGCGTCTGGGTTATCCTTAAAGGTAATGGCCTCTACTTCTGACCTGTAGCCCTTCTCGACTTGCTGCCCCGACATATACTCCAAGTAGCTAGCTTTCCTATGGTTCTGTTTATCAACAACTTGACGCCGTTTTGCCCAACCGGTATGCTCATTTAAGAAGTTCATGTTGTCCGTAACCATTGCCATAATACCTTTAGGGTACAAGTACTTCTTGTCAAACGCGCAAAGAAGGGTATAGCTGTTACGTTCCGTATTGAACGTGTTGGTAACGAGTGCAGCATTCTTATAGGAGAAACCCTTACGACGCGCCTTACCTACGATCATATGACGCCCACCATCCATATGAGCCTCGTCTACCCTAGTAGACAGGTTCAGCCGTTCATACTCTACTGGTTTGATCCCGTTACGGGCTATTTCCTGCAACCAGAAGTATTCATAGTCCCCATCCCAGAAGTTGGGAAAGCTGAGAATCTTTTTGTTACCCTTGTCAGTCAGCTTTATCTGTACGTAGTTCAGATAGAAGTAGTGGTGACCGGTGATGGTTACGTCACCTATAGAATACCCGTTAGTACAACGGCGTAGCTCTTCTGCCCAATACTCATAGTATGCGGCACTGCCCTCCGGGTCGCCACAGTAGAAGCCGTGCTGTAAAAAATGCTTCGCCGATTTACTGAAGTCTGTTGTGTTGGTCAGCATCAGTCTTCGAATAAGCCTTTCTTGCCCCCACCTTTAATACGCGTATCGTTTGATTCTTCTTTGCGGACCTTTTCTTCAAGGGTTGAGATGTTTTCGATGGCCTTGGGGAGCTTCTCAGAGATTTCAAGCATGCGCGTAACGGAGCGTACCACAGGGTCAATGTCTTCCAACTCAGGATCAGCAAGAGCAGCATCAATGCGCTCACGTAGCGAATCGATAAGGCGACTGCTCGTGAGAAGACCTTCCCGAATAGACGTAAGACTCTTAAGAGTGGGAGTCTTCGAGAGTTCCAAATACTTTGTAATAGCTGCTTGTACTTTTTCATCCGGCTTATAGGTTTCACCCAACCCGGTGTCTACAGATACGCGTAAGCGCCGCTCGTCCTCCGGGTAGATGTAGTATGGCGACTTGTGGTCGTGGTTGAAGTAGATGTAGCTGAACTCCTTCAACGCTTCTTTCTTGTCCTTAGTCCGGTCACGTGTGAGCAACGCTTTGAACTCGGGTATAAGCTTCAGCTCGGTATCTACTACCACCTTAAAACTTTCTTCTCTGAATAACCGCATTGTTCAACCGGTATAGACGGGTGGGTTTGACATAGAACTTGCCCAGGTAGGGAAGGCGTACTTGACTGAACGCTCCGTGTTCCATGTGTTTGCGTACAAACGCGAATTGACTCATGACTACTTCAGCTACTTCCTCGTACGTGCCACCATCCTCTTCAATAATCTCTTGGATTATCTCTTCCATCAGTTTACTCGGTCGTGGCATAAATGAAGTAGGTTATTGCGTAGTGTTCGGGGCCTATGGCTATCTCAGTATCGTAGGAAATGTTCTGACCTTCTAGCTCAGCAGCCATCTGCAGCTCAAAAGCAAAGAGTATATCGAGACGTTGAATCTCATACTCCAGCCTGAAGAGCGCTTTCGGTGACGACGAATTTGAAGGTAAGTGACTCAAGATTTCCTTTAGGTTTAACGATGTCGTTGTATCGATACACCCCGTGGTCGTCCTTGTAAATTACTTTCTTATCCTTTAAGCTCTTGACGTAGTTGTTCAAAACGCTAACGCTCTTGAAGTTCATAGCTTCGGCTACGTGCTTCCTGGCGTGCATACTACAGGCTACGCTTGAGTCGTACTCTAAAAACAATAGTAACGAGTCCAACTCACGGGGAGTCAGCTTCAAGATACCATTTAATAGTTCTAGGTAGTGGCGAGTAAAACTTTTCTTACTTGTTTTGATCTCCAGCTGCATTCTCTTGGTATTTGTTCACGCGATCAATCTTACGGTTCAAGCGCTTCTTGAGCAGCACTCGGACTTGTTTCAGTAAGATGATGCAACACTGATTCTCTACAGAGAAGTTCTTATTCTGCAAAGCATATAGACGATCGATGAGCATGCTCACAACCTCTTCATTGGTCGTGCCTGGGTTAAAACCAACAGGTGTCTTCTCTGTGAAGCGTACTGTCTGGTACTCAGTTTCTGACTTGAAGTTGTGCAGCCGATACTCTATCCCGGGCTTGACAATTTCCATGACATTTTATTTCCCCGAAATATAGGAATATTATACGTCTGCTTCAGCAGTCTCCCGGAACCTCCGCTTATTATAGATTTTCTTAGTTACCATCTCTCGCTCCTCTATGGTAGCAATGGCATTGTAAAAATCCTCGTCCAGCTTACGAATCTCAACCAAGAACTGAAACCAAATCTGTTCAGCAGCTTGCGGGTTGGTCATATCGTACCTAGACTTAGTACCCATATTAGCTTGGATACATGCATTGATCTCTAATAGAGCATCAATCTTCTTACGCACTGAAGCGTCCTTGTAATACTTACTCATGTATGGAATAACAGGTGATACTTTCTAGAGTTCTAACCAGACAGTAAGTCAAACACTTGGTCGTCCATCTCCTCGCTTACTAAATCACCGGTGATGTACTCACCCGCCGGGGTAGTGATGATAACAACATCCCCGCCCCCTTGCTCATAGAAGACAAACAGATAGCCGTCAAGTATCTGAACGTTGTATGGATACAACTCCAACATGTACAAAGTTAGGGCAATATGCTTTTGAGTACCACCCTACTTATGACTCCCCCGGTAGACCCGACATTGACGACACCCCAGTCTTGTGCGGGTGGATTGCCCACCGCAAAGCACACCGAAACCCCCAAATACACTATCATGGGTCAACTTACACTCATCCCGATGCGCGTTACCGAGCATGGAATCACCTTCCAAGCCGAAGACCGCGCCACCTTGTCGAACTGCCTCGTGTTTTGCGACGCTCTTATGCTGCGTGATTTCAACATCACCGGCGTAAAGAAGTCCAGCACGTGGGTCGAGAACAAGGCCAAGACGAAGTATGCCGCTTTCAAGGCTGCAAACGCAATCACCGTACAAGGTGCTGCACTGCTGCCTTGGGACAACGGCAAGTGGACAACCAAGGAAGAGTCGCACACCGATGCGAACGGCCAGAAGGTTGTTACCAAGCCTGCAGAGAAAATCTACGGCTTGGTGCCAGCGTGACAATGGGAGCCTTGTGCTCCTTTGTGTAACACTATCATCGCAACGGTAGTGATTAGCTACGTGCATGCGCATACCAGCGTGTGTGCGTAGCTTTTTATTGTGTTTTGGGGGTTATCGCAACGACTAGTACTACAGACTATAATCCTTTTCATCATGAACATCTTACAAGAACTTGCTCTCGCACGTGAGACAAACTTGAACAACCAACTGCTGTCTGTCTTCGAACAGCTCAACAACAAGTGCATTGAACTTACAGACATGCCACTTGACGAATTCCTTGATGTGATTGATGACATCCATCCGTAAGGCATAGAGGCTTTAGCTCATACACTCCTCTCTAAATATTGTAATGACTATCCAGTAAGCTGCTGGCGTGACCCACCTCATAGTTATCGAGTGGAACCGGAGCATCTTGTAGAGTAACATCTACGAGGTGCTCCTCAACTATTTAACGATGTCATCAGCTTGTCGCTGTATGGCATGGGAGATAGCTACTAGTGTAGTGACTCTTCTATAACTACAGCGTGCTACACCAATTACAGTAGCAGTATGTGCACATGCAAGACACACAGGAATCCAGCAAGGTACCATAGGGTAGCTCCTTATGGGTGTGTTGACAGCTTGTAGTTATTCTTTCTCTCTACTCTATGGTAGATGAGACAAACCCGCAACCTCTTTTCAATTCAAATCCCAATACCATGTGGAACTTAGACTTCGTGGAAGAAACGCTCGAGACGCAGCGTGAACAACTTCACAACATCGAGGAGTACATCCGTGCTGCCGATTACCAACGCGACATGACTGAACAAGTCAAGATTCGCCAAGAGCTGCTCAACAAGCACACAGCGCTCGAAGAGATTCGTGACGAGATGACTGCTTGCGAGAAGCTCGAAGAGATGAATGACCTCATCTCACAGAAAGCATTAGTGTACACTCTGATTCAGAAGTACACTGCACCACCAGCCAAGTCGATCTAATGGCTGCTTCCTACACCGTTGACTCTCTCGGTTGCATCACACGTACAGTGTGGTGTGCCGAGGAGGGTCAGCATATCATCACCATGATTGGCTCTGTCTATGAGTTCAATCAATCCGAACTCTTGTCGATGGGCATTGTGCTTGACGACAGGTTCTGAAGGAGTAAAACAGACATAGGACTGATCATCCGCCGTCTGGAGTGTGGCTGAATAATCCCTCGCACTGAGGGGATAAGGCATACTGTTCAGTTAGTAGCTGGTTGCATCACAAGCGTGGTGTATTCCGGTGGGCTAGCTGTCTCAGTAGTTTGAGCGACCTAAACACTAATTACCTATTAGTGCGACGTGTGAACTTCAATCGAGTTGCAGCCTCGTGAAGTGATACTTGAAATGTATTTGGCGAAGTCCGGCAGGCCAGCTGGATGGGCTAACGACCCAGATAATCATCAAGAGTAACCGCGTTGAACAAAGCTGACGTTCATTGGAAGGCTGGTATACCTTCCCACTCACTTCTTCTTACCTCATCCTTTTTCACCAACAACACTGTTACAATGAAACGTTCTCTGTTTTCACTCTTGACCATGTACCTGGTCTTCATTGCTGTGCTCTGCATAGTATGCTTGTCTTCATGTACCACCAGTTCTCATACTCGTGCGTACAACCCGATGTTTGGCAATAGCCAGCATCCTGTCTGCGCTGCTTATGACTGATGCAGATACCTCATTCCAGTCGTGGTTTCTTAACTGCAACCGGAACCACAAGCTCAATGTCTTACGCGATGCTCTCATTCAGAAAGAGCGTGGTGTATTCATGGGCTTAGTGGACATCCTACTCGAGGCTCCCATCTCTAAGGGTGGACTTTCGACCTCGACACTCCAACAGGCTTTCGGGCCTGACTTGTCTAACCCAAACTTTCATACCCATGGAGAAAGGTTCCCGATGGAAAGGACACAACGTCCCTCTCCACAAGATTAAACTCTCCACTCAACCACCAGAGCTGAGTGTGGAAGACGCGGAAGTATTCCGCAACGAAGTCATAGAGCTTAGCGATAAGCTGTATGATGCCCAAGTCAAAGAGCGTTTGTTCTATGGTTTCTTGGGATCTCTACTCTTGATAGGGGTAGTGTTTGACTGGTATCCGGTGCTCAACATTGGATACTACATCATTAAGATTGCAATAGACTTAGGTCTTGTTGCTCTCTCGATGGTCACGTACATCTCATACCGGGAGCGTACAGAATTGGAAGACCAATACTGGCGCAAAGTTCTTGGCGAGATGTACCGTGAGTAATGGGGTGATACAGGGGCGGGTGTAATGCTCGCCCCTTTATCTTAAATTCAAAACATCATGGAAGAATACATCATCTACCACTACACTCGGAACGGCATTCACTTCTGCACTCCGAGCATTGACGTCGCCTTCAAACGGGCTGACGATGACACGGACGTAACCAAGACTATCTATGGACCCGCGTGAAGATCGCGTACTCCCTAAGTTTAGTGGAGAGGTCTGGATTACAGTCTGCGTGACGTACGATGACCACGAGTGTGAAAATCAAGACACACTCGAGGAAGATACTGTACAGCTGATTCGGCGTGCAGTAGATAATCTTGGCGGTGTATCCGCAAACCTTGAAGACTCTGATCTCATCATAACAAATGAGGAAGAGGACTTCATGTCTCGTGCTGACCGTTTATACGAACAAGCCAACGACAAGTAATGGGTTCCAATGCCAAGACCTCCGGTAAATGGGTAAGCAAGGAGACGTGGAAGTGTGTCATCTACAATAGAGACAGACGTACTCGCATTCCTTTCTATGCCGCTACAGGCTGGGCAGCCAGAATGTCTGCTGCTCAGTACTGGAAAGCTAATAAGCTATCTGATTCTGTATGTGAGATACTGGAGCCAGTCGAGGTATTCAAACGTGGCATACCATACGACGAATCGGTATCCCCATCATACTGACTTTCTATATGCCTCTTGGTTACGTAGTATTCCCTTGTATATTTGTGACATGCAAGTATTAAGGGTTATGCATAGTAGCTAAAGATGTGGGTTTCCAGTTGTACATACCCGCAGGCAGTAGTAGTCTACGTTTACAGGCCCTCCGCACCTGAACCAAAGCGGACCAATGGTAACTCATTGGATTGAAAAGGATGGAGGGCTGGCAGGGATGCCGGCCCTCTTACTTTTTACGCGTACTCTTACGCTTGGCAGAGGGCTTACGTCCCTTCTTCATGCCATTACGAGCACGGTTCTTAGACTGTGACTCCATCACAATCTTACCACCTCGCGTATGACTGGCGTCTTTCTTGTCGCCATTGCCATACGTACCAGCGCGCCGGTTAGCTCTGTTAGCCTGGACGCGCTTCTTTACAGCGGATCGTTTCTTCTGATACTCTGCATCGTACTTCTTCTTCTTTGCGATACTCCTCGCAGTCATGCCGCGCTTCTTATAGACGCGGCCCTTACCAGCTAGTCGATTACGTGCCATATCAGAATTCGATATATTTGTTTAATTGTTTAACCTCAAAGTACCTCAAAACATGAGTAACATGGTTGAAGTCCTTGCAACTGAAATCTGCACGGACAAGAATGGACGCGAATACAAGCGCGTCACCCTCGGCAAAATTGCCGCCTCTGAAACATGGACCAACCCGAACACGGGTGAAGTCATGCCACTGCTCTCTCCGGGCAGAACTGTACGCACCATTGGATACAAGGTGCCGTATCTCTATGACGAAGATGATTCGTCTGCTGTTTCCGATTACCTCTGGAATGCTACTCCGGGTATGGTGATTGAAGGACAGATTGTCCGCCGTGAAGTCGTGCCATACGATCTCAACGGTGACACCCGCAACTACCACACTTGCTTTGTGCAAGGTAACTCAAATGCTGCAGACTTCGAGACTGCAGTCAAAGAAGCCTTTGACCGAAGCGGGCGTACTCTCCTTGCACACGCCGTGCAAGTGCCTACCGAAGCCGCCGATGCAGTCACTGCTACTGCACGGGGAATCGTCGCAGGTATCTGATATGAACCTCACATAGGACGAGGCGCAGCTCAACGTTAGCGTAAGTCGTCTCTCCTTTTACACCTTTTCTCCATGACCCCAGTACCCACAGAACACACGAACACCGTCTACCAAACGCGAGACGGCAAACAGCACCTAATCTCAGAGATGGATGCTGTCCAACTCATGACTGCTCTCTACGACATGCTGATGCGTAAGGCTAAGCACAACCACAAGCTCAACAAGATGCTTGAGGTAGGAGAGGTATTGTCGGGAGTAACCAAGGCTATTCACATAGAGCTTGGTAAGCGCGAGGCTGCTAACATGGCTGACCTCAACGAGATGCAAATCAGTGCCGATCTCGGCAAGCTGAAGTTGCACACTGATGAATCGTCAATCAAAATCACAACAAGTAACTCATGAGTATCTTGTCTACCTCCAACCTCGACCAGTTCAAGTACCACAAGCGAAACCGCAAGGTCAATAAGTCCCAGGTCAAAAAGCTCGCTGAGTCTATCACAAAAGAAGGTCAGCTCGTTCCTATCATTGTCAGCAAAGGCAATGTGGTGCTCGACGGACAGCACCGGCTTCAAGCCATTCAGCTCATCAACAAGACAGCTGAAAGCCCGCTCAAAATCAAGTATGTCCAGAAGAAGATGGCTATCCAACAGGTAGCCGCCATGAATGCACACCAACTGCAGTGGCGCATCAACGACTGGATCAACTACTACGCAGAAGGTGGTAATGAAAATTACATTGCTCTGCGTGACGCTGCCGAGAAGTACAAGCCCCTCAAGCTCAGTGCTCTCGCCGGGTTCCTCAATCCCACCGCCTCTACACATTCTACCTACCTTACACGTGGGGAGTATGTGTACGAGATGACTGACACGAAGGAGTTTATCTTGGACAAGCTCGTGGCTCTGAGCAAAATCAACGCAGCCTTCTCACAGAAGTGCGTGTTGGTAGCTATCATCCACCTCATGCGCCAGAAGATGTTCGACCCGCAGCGATTGTTCCACGCTATCGAGCGTAACTTTGAGTCTGTACTCGTGCAGTCCGGCACCAGTAATTGGGCTAAACACCTGCTCTACTGGTACAACAAAGGATTGCGTCACGGCAGACTCAACCCCAATGATTTACCTCGTAGCCACTGAGCCTAACAGCTCAGACTGTACAGACGGATTTGAATACATGCCCTGGGATGCTGCACTTGCAGCTCTCAGGGACAATGTATATCTCTTCGTCGACATCGAAACCACAGGCTTCAACTTCCAAAGCGACAGTATCCTCTCGATACAGCTCGCTCACGACACCAACGACCAATGGGTATTCCTATTCGATAAGGACAGGATGCCCGAGATGTTCGAGGTGCTCAACAGTTGCAAGATGCTTGTCGGTCACAACATCAAGTTTGACCTCAAGTTCCTGATGCACCACGGTTATCAAATTGACGTACCTATCTACGACACTATGTTGTGTGAGCAGGTACTCGTCAATGGCACTAACCTACGTGCCGGTCTCGACAGTGTAGTACAACGCTACTGCCAAGTACGTTTGGATAAGTCTGTCCGTGCCACCTTCACCCGTGGCGGACAGCTATCCGAACGACAGCTGCAGTACGCTGCCGATGACGTCAAGTATCTCAAGCCTGTTATGCAGGCTCAGATATCTGCGCTCAAGAAGAACGATCTCATGCACATCGCTCGTCTCGAATGCCAAGCCTGTCTTGCATTCCTGACCATCGAGTACAACGGTCTTACTCTTGACCGCTCGTCATGGCTCGACATGGTTGACGACCTACAATTGCAGTCACGCAAGTGTGAGTCCGACCTTAACACTATCATCGATTCAGA